TGTTACCATCGTAGGTTTCGATATCGTATCGTTCCCTTTGCTTCTTTGTTACGGGTCTATATAAGATACTCATTACTTTAGACCAGTTCTTATCTACTGCTATTGTATCCCACTTTGTTATATCTGCATAAGCACCATAACTCATTTTAGATAGGTTAGGTTCGAATCCATATTCTATATCTCCTATTGTTACGAATGGTTGTAGTTCAATACTTTCAGGTGATATAAATTCGTTTAACTTACTTCTTACCTTATTATATGATTCAGCTGATAACTTCTTTACATACTCTGCATCTAATCCGCATAGGTGATACAACGTTAAAGCAGTTTGTGCTTCTTCATCATCTCTATATGCTTCCAAATCAGCTTGTAGTGCAAGGTATTGTTTAAGAGTTACATCTTTCCAACTTGTGGGTATCTCTAACGTTAATGTCTTTCTCATGCGGTGTATCTATTTAATATTTGTTTAAATTGTTTTACTTTAGCCATTTCGTTTTTCAACATTGCATCCATAGCAATTATTTTGGCTCTTAAATCATCGTTCTCTTTTCGTATCGATTGTACGAATAGTAGTAACTCTTTTATTTCATCTTCATTCCATGTCTGCATATTATCTTATTGATATTTGATATCTTCCAGCGTTTATCTTCTTTGCATTTAATCTTTCCATACACACATAACGAATCGCATCTATTGCGTGGTTAGAGTAATCAACAGGTATGTTTTCAAAGTTTCCATTCTTGTCAACCATCCAAACATATTCTCCAAACTCCTTCACTATATTCTTGCTTCTCTTTGTCACCACTAAGCGATATTGCATCATAAGGTCAATACCTAGCTTAATCGAATCCTTTCCCTTACGCACCCCTTTAACGTTGAATCCGAGCCTATATAGCTCCTCGTTTAATCTAGGTTCTGCACTATCCGCCCATATCTCTTCCCTTCCTACTTCTAAATCTGCTAATCGTTGTGATATATCTGATGTAACCATTCCTTTCTCATATATGAGTTCATCTATGAATAGGTCTCTATCCCTTTTCCATATGGCTACTAATGATGTAGGGTCTACTGTGAATCCATAATCTAGTCCGAATGCTACGAACTCTGCATTCTCTGGCACTTCTTCTATTAGATTAATACTAAAGATTGTACCTACGTTATTGCCTGGTAATCCTAATCCATATATCTTATAGTATTCAGGGTTGATTTCTTTTAATCGCTCAATCTCTTCTACTAACTGCTTCTCTAAAAAAGGATTATCTCTAAACGTACTGATATGTAAATCAGCTTCGGGGTGTGTTTGTATTTCAGTAAAGATATAGTTGTTTGTTCCGAATGATGGGTTATATGCTATGATACTCTTCTTACGTGTTCTTATAAATAACTGAAACCAATCCTCTCTACTTAATTCATTTGCTTCATCTACGAATAGGTAATCTCTTGCACTACCCTTTCTCTTTTCAGAACTATCGATTGACATAAACTCTACCATACTACCATTATCAAATGTGTACATATGTTCAGTAGCAGACCATCGGTTCTCATCCCATATCTCTAAGCCTTTTAGAATACCAACCCAATCTCTCATAATACTAACACGCATTGATGGAAATGATTTACGGACAATAGAGAACACCATATTAGGTTCACTTAATGCCTTTACCAATATCCATTGCAATGCTGAATAACTTTTTCCACTACGCGTCCCTCCTTGGAGAACACATATACGCTTACTACCATCAATATCTTTATACGTTTTTGATGTGTTGATGTTGAGTTCCATCTTGTATGTTTACTGATATTTGTTGAATGCGTTGATGTATCTCTCCGCTTAGTTCTATTGATGCTTTCTTTGGTACGATGTATTCTATTAGCTTCAGATATATCTTCGCTGCTTCCAACGGGTCTTCTTTCCTAATCTTTTCTAAATCTTCTCTTAATGCATCTAAACCACTATTAGCTAATCTTGCAACAGCAAGTTTAGCTTGTTCGGTTGACCTATTGAGTTGTCCTGCTGGTCTTCCTTTTCCTAATTTGTTTCCTTTAACGAATGGCATATCTAAATGTTTACCTATGTTATTTTAACAACCTGCAATCCGTTTGTAGTTAAACCTCTTCAAATTGAAACTCCCATATCTTAATCACATCATCATCATATACTATAAACAACCATGCCATTAGTAAATGATTATTGAATTCAAACTCGATACGTTTTCCTCTTACTTCACTATATGGTATTTCTATTGGTATCATTTGAGGGTGTATTGAATTCATTTCTAATCATCTTCTGGTAAGTTCCAACCACCTGCTTCGAAATCTTCCCATGTCATTGGATGATTATTGGTTTCAGATGGCCTTCCTACCGGTAATTTATTTTCTTCAGTAGATTTAGGTTTTGTCATACCTAATGTTTCCCTAGTCAGACTTCTCCAAAGTGGTTCATCGTTTCTTATTCTTTCAAACTCACTTTTAAAGAATGCTTGCCATTCAGTTCTATCTTTTACATTTCTTTGTAACCAACTACTCTTTCTATTCCACTCTCTTCTCCTATCATCAAAAACTTTTCGTTCCAAGTCGGGTTTTCTACCCATTTTTTCAGCATATGCATCAGTTGCTCCATTACCAAGTTCGATGTTTCTTTCTATTCTATGTTGTTTGTTAACACATGGAGAGCATGTCCATCTTGGTTTCATTGTATGGAATGTTACACCACATCTATTACATACTCTACTCTCTCCCTCTTTTCTATTGAATTTCTTTTTGTTAAACATTGAATGGATTATCTATAACTTTTTTTAAATGTTGTCTTATCTTTTTGATGTGTATAAAGCAAGTCGATTTTGAAATCCCTATCTTATCTGCTAATTCTTGTAGAGTATCTTCTGAAGCCCAATACATTTCATATATCATAGCAGGTGCAAAGTGTTTTGTTTTCTTTAATCTCTTTATCTCACTTTGTACTTCTTCATGTGCCTTCATTATAGCCATATCTCTATCAACATCATAAACTTCATCAGGCTCATTTGTTTGGAACTCACCCACATATGTAATCCTATTCAGCTTCTTTGTTTTGTTTATCCATCTATGTTTCAAAAACGACATACAATACATAAGATTGTAAGAGTTTAAATAAAATATCTTTGGGTTTTGCTTTTTAATCAGATACTCATACAATTCCATTGTCAAATCTTCACTCTCTTCTCTATTCTTACATATGTTATAACTTACTTGCAATAACCATGTATGAGATTCTCTATAAAGAGTATCGAGTCTCTTCTCACATTCTTCGGCTATACTACTCGTTATATCATTTATCATTTATGATTGGGATTCTATTTGTGTAATAAAATTACGAATTGTATCAGCTGCTCTCTTCCAATGTGCTGCTGCACTTCCACAACTGCATGGTTGAGGTTCGTTGGTTTTTAATATCATATTATGATTACCCCATACCCAACCCATTCTATCGTTTGGTATATGATTTACTATATCTTTCATAATAGATTTCAACTCATTATACTCCCCTTCAGTATACGGAAGATATTTAGTTATAAAATCTGGCATCGTTGTTGTTGCTGTTTCCATTACTTTATGGTTTTCAATTTTGGTAATTTCATTTCTTCTTTCTTCGGAAGTATCGGTTGATTAGTTGGAATAGGATTATCCAATGCTAAAAAAGGTTTGATGTTATTGAAGTGTGGATGACGTGGTGAGAAACTAAACCCGACTGATGCGAGGATTAGGACCAAATCATTTACTGATGTAATCTTTGTGAAGTCAATAAGATATACTGCGTTCTCATCTAATTGCTGTGTTGGTTTACCATTGAAATCATCTAATCCACCTTTTTGTACTTTAAATTGTGTGCTCATTTTGTATTTGTTTAATTTTAAAAATATTTGTAATATAATCCCTTATCGTTTTGTTTTACTGTATTGAATTCTTCTAAATCTGATGTTTGTGATGGTTTACCTATAATATCTAAATTCATCATTGCCCAATTTGGTTTATTGCTTTTATAATAAATCCAATCATCTCCATACCATATTTTCATATCGTTTGGTATTATCTGATATGAATTCTTATGAATAAACCAAATGCATCCAAAGCCTGGTCTTCTATTTTCATTTAATTGGAAAACTTTTAATTCCATTCCTCTGTTACCTCTACGATAATCCGCTCTACTTCTATCACAACCTGCTTCATCTTCCCATACACCATTACCATGATACTCATTTAATCCAATCATTCCTTTATCTTCTGTAATATGTGGTAGGATATTTTTAAATAAATTTAAATCAAAATCAACATCATCATTCATAAAACATAATTTATCAGATTTTGCCAATTCATATCCTTTATTCCAAGCAGGATTTACATAAGTGTTTTGATATTCCTTTATATGATTTAATTTATCTATATCTAAATGTGGTGGATTGATTGTGTTATCAATTAAAATGATTTCTTCAACACTTTCCAAAGCAGAGATGTTCATCAATCTTTCTTTAAATCCTGCACTCTTCCATAGAGTTGGAACTATGATGCTTATCTTATCCATATTACAGTTTTATTAGTTCAATGATAATATCATCATATCTTCCTTTATCTTCTCTTAAATCAAAGATATGGTATGATGCTTTTGATTTATCTATGTTTTCTATTATTGCATTTAAGTTATTCGTATTTTGAATATCTTCAATAATAAGTTTACCACCTGATTTGATTTTGTCTATCCAATGTTTTACACTAAAGATTTGTGATTCTAAACTATGTGGTCCATCTTCAATGATATAATCAAAGATATCATCTGACCATTCGTTTAAAGTATCCTCACAATATCCATCACGCTTTTGTATGATTATGTTAGGTTCATTTGAAAACATATCAATACACTCATCTTCAATATCTATACCGATTATTTTTGCATTTGTAAACCAACCATTCCATAACTTAATACTTGCACCACCTGCTAAACCTAATTCTAATATTGATAATTCAATATCTTTTTTTGGTGTAAACTCATTACTATAATATCCATTGATATAATTGTGAGTAGTTCCTTTATCTGATTTTGATTCTAATGAATCGTAGTATTCACTTAATGTCATTTGTTTTATAATTTTATTCCGTTTGTACATCCAAACAGGTTATCTAAATATTCTTTTCTGCGGGTGCAGCCACAATCTGGATTCTTAAAGAATGTCCAAGCTACCCATCCTGCTAATTGAGTTCCGTGACCTAGTGTTAATACTGATATTAATCCTTCTAACCACGTTCCAAATCTCCATATACATTTCATATTATTTCCCTTTAAGTGATTTCTTAATTAGATTTGCAACCCATGTCGACATTATAAATCCATTTCCTTTACAATATTCTTTTAATTGTTTATGTACTTCTACATCTAACTGCAGCATTGCGTACTTCTTTTCTTCTTTCATAACTTTTATTTTATTTTAACGTTTAGCGATTTACCTAACTCTTTGTATAACTGAATGAATGTAGTTTCTATGAAACCTAACTGAACTCTATCAATTCCTTCCAATTCTAATATTACATTTGCTTTATGATTATCATATCCATACACATCATATGATTTATGTAAAGCTGGGATATTACCTAAATCTCTTCTGTATTGTTTTTTATGTTCACTTAAACGAACTTTAAAAGGAGTTTGAGTCATTCCAATATACACAAACCCATCAGGGTTAGTAATAGAATATATCTTACCTGGCTTGTCAGCTTTTCTATGTCTTGCTACATTACGAAGGTGTTGCTTGTGATTATTCTTTTGCCATAAGACGTGATGCTCTGGCTTATCAGTTCTGAAATCGAGATTGGTTTTAGAATTGCATCTTTTACATTGATACTGCAATCCATCTTTGTTTGCTCTAGATTTAGAGAATTGTGTGGTTTCTTTTACATTACCACATCGATTACATTGTTTTGTCATTGTGCCAAATGATTTAATTGTTTATAAAGATAATAAATTTATTTTAGATTACCAAATAATTTATATCAATAAATATATAAATAAAAACTGTTAAAGCTGTTTTAGATAAATTATTTTTTATAAACCAAAGTATTTGTACCAAGCTGATTTATCTTTTGCTAATTCATTACCAAATATAGCATCTTTAGATAGCTTATGATTCTCATCAACTATAATTCCTTCTATGTGAGGTATCTCAGCAGATTTAATTTCTGATTCTAATATCTCTAATTCTGTCTTTTGTTTACTTTGAAAAAATTCCATTGTTAAATTCGTTTAATTTGTTTTTATAATTCTTTTGTGCTGATGTATCATTGGGTAGATATAATTCTAATACATTATCAAATCCACCATAGTCCTCATCTATTTCTCTCATTACTGATTGTAACTTAAATCTATTATCTACTGCTATAAATTTATTAACTACTCTATCTAACATTGGTTTAGTTATTTCATAGTCACTTTCATCAATCATATAATCAATTTCAGTATTTTCAATTTGAGGTAATTCAGGAGCATTTAATACAGCAAGTAGTCTATCTTTATCTATTAACTCTCTACTCTCTACTTTAATCTCTCTACTCTCTACTCTGGTATTAGACCCTATTGTCTTACTATTGGGTAACTTTAGGGTTGGTATAGGGTCACCATTAGTATCCCTATTCTTACCCCATCGTTTATCCGAACCTTTTGTTCCACTACTTACTGATTTTGTATATGCTACATCTCTTTCATCCAATTGTTCAATAATGGTTTTGTGTGTAAGATAGCTATCATCGGTAATAATAAAACACATCTTAATTACATCTTCAACTAACTCTACTGAATCACCACAACTATATGCAATGACATCAATATCATAATCTAACAACCCAGCGCTTTCATAAATCATTTCGCATAATTGCCAGAATATACCAATAGGTGCTGATGATTTGTATTTCATCTTTAATTTAATTAGTTTCTTATCTTCCCTACTACGGAAATCATGCTTAAACCAATTCTCCTTTTCTAAAAACTTATATTGTTTTTTCATATTAAATAAAAACCCCTCCGAATCAGGCAGTGAGATTACCTAATTCTTTGGGGTTTGTTTTGGAATTTCTTCCGTTATCTTTACACAACATCTCACATTGTGTCCTTTTTTGATTTGTTATTACAAATATACCACAAATATTTTACATTTCCAAATATAGTAATATAATTTCTTTACAATAATATATATCATAATAAAAACTCAAACAACAATTTTGTTACAACTTTTTTTGATACGATTGTTATAATATGGTAATAGATTAATATTCACACTGCGGCACAATTTATATATATATTCGCAGTTCTATTACCTACAATATATTAAACCCCATAGCGACGTGCCAGTTCTATGGGGTTTTTATTACCATTCATCATCTATATTTACCGCTTATCACATTTATCATAACTCATTGATTTCCAATGTTTTGTAACGTGTTGATACTCAATGCCTTATAAAAATCTAAAAAATACTTTATAAAACATTAGGAAATGTGTAAAATATTTCGTATATTTACATATATCAATTTAACAATCAACATCCGGAATGGGATACAATCCAAACACAATCAGTTATGAGTAATCAAAATAATAATTACCTAAATCAGTATTTAGTAAATCAATTAACGGAAGTAACTATGGAAATCCATAAGTTATCTACACAATCTCCAGCCAATGAATTAGAGGTATGGAAAACCAATGGATATTACAATGGATTAGTATTCCGTAGAGATTGGTTACAAATCCAAATAGATGAATCAATTAAATAATTAAACCCTAAAACAAATAAGTTATGAGCGCACAATTAAGTATCAGAAAAGAACAATTGCAATTATGGTTGCATTCCGAAAGATTATCAGTCGATAATCAAATAAGAGAAGTAGTAAGTAGTTCAAAAGGTACACAGGAAATTCTATTTCAAGTATCAGTATTAGAGTATCGTAAAACTTTTATTCTATCTCAAATAAAAAAGTTAAGTAAACAATTAAAATAATTTTTGTTGATTGATAAAAGAAACCCCACTTCCTTAATTGGTTGTGGGGTTCTTTGTTTATTCTCTTTACTTTACTTACTATCTATTAAATCAATGATTTGTAATTGTAAATCCGCAATTGAAAATGAAAGTTTTTTTATTAACTCTTTCAACTCTTCGATATCTCTTTGAGCATGTTCCATCTTTAGTTCTAAATCAAATATTCTTTGTTCCATATTATTATTCTTTATCAGGTATACAATTAGGTACTTCTCTACCTCCATCATCCTTCATTCCGTATTGAGTATATCCTGCCCAACAAGGGTCTTCACCCTCTTCAGCCATTAGGTTGATACCCATAAATTTAGTATTATAGGCTACACTAGCCATTACTTTAGATGCAGTATCTTTCATTTTACTCATCTTATCTTTATCATAATACGAAATACAAATGGCTGTAGCTTGTTCTACTTCTTTACCTGATTGTACCTCAATTGGTATGCAATAGTTTAAATATGCATCTCTGCTTTCTCCTGCTTTTGGTGGGTCTAATGGCATTAGTTATTTACTTTAAATGTTTTATTATTAAATCTTACTTTGTATACGGTATTGAAGTCCAATGTTCTCCAATCACCATCTATTCCAACAACGGGTACATTAAACATATCCATCATTGCTTTACTATCAGAACCTCCGGCAATACCATCACCAATAGGTCCATCTATCCAATACATATCGTAATATCTTTTTCTACCTGTTTCAGTTATCCAACCTACTCTAACAGGGTTAGATGCAGTTGCCTGATTCTTTAGTATATCTTCAAATTCAGAGAAACTAATTTCTGCTGAAATAAAGTTTTGTAATTTGCTATGTACGGAATTACTTGTCATCCTTTTTCTTTTTAGCTATCTGACCAGGGTATGTCGATGTGATTGATGGTTGTGCTTCTAAATCAATTTCTTTTAATTTATTTATTGCCCATTCTATACCTGATGTTCCACCCCAACAATCCCACATCAATCCACCACATCCAATTGAGTAGGGCACATCTTTGTGCTGCTGATGTCTTTTGAATGAAGCCATCCTTGCTATCGTATCTCTACTTATCGGTTCTCTATTGGCAAGTTGGTTAGCTCTTTGCTTACCTGTTGCTTCTCCGCAGGGTCCCCATCCATTTTTATCTGCCCAATCTAATGCTTTTTTTGCATTGTTGGTAGCTGATTGTGGATAATCTGTATAAGATTCCAATTCTACCCCATTCTTTTCTAATATAAGCGACTTAATTTGTGAAAGTAATACTTCCACCTCATCTTCGCTTAAATTGTCTATATGCTTATCTAAACTTAATTTAAGGTTACTCTTTCTATGTTCGAATAAACCCTCTATTGAGAATCCTCTGAATGTACCATCTTTAACTTTTTCCCAAATACCCTTATCTTCTACTTTATATACTCCGAACCACGTGCCCCGAGGCAGTGTAAACCCGAAAATATTACTTTTATCTTTTGCAGATTGTTCTATAATCCAGCTCTCTGTTAAATAAACTCCTGCTGTTTTATTACCATGCTCTAATGTTACTTCATCACCATATTTGTTTTTCATAAACTTTCTGGCAACCATTTCGATTGTTTCAGGTGTAAAAAATACTGAATATCTTTTACCTTCACCATCTATACGAAGTATCTTTTTATTCGGAACTAATATAGGACCGGCAACTAATTGCTTCTCATCAGATACTGATTGAAATGCTACTTCTTTGTTTAACCAAACGAAATCTCTTTCAATGGCTGGAGATTCTACTAATGAATTAGCAAATACACCATCCTCATCATCTTGTAATATCAGTTCGTATAATTCTTCTATATTATCTATCATATCTATTTAACATTTAAAAAATATTTTATCCACCACTAAATGTAGCTGCAACGTTAGTTCTTCTATCAAGCGCTTGTTGTGATGATATATCTTGTCCAACTACATATGCTCTTGTTGGCTTTTGTTGAGACATTGCTATTGTTTGTGCAATTTGTGATGATGGATTATTTCCACCCTGTGTTTGTACTTGCGGTGCTGCCATTCCTCCAACTTTTGGTAAAGAAGGTGCTGCTCCTCCAACTGAACCTCCACCACCACCGCCGGTTACACCAGCTTGCGATGCTGCTTGATTCACTTGTTGTATTGATTTAACTGCTCCTGCAATTACGGATGCAATACTTAAACCTGCTGATATAGTATTAATTGCTACCCACGGCATACCGAATGTTAATGGAGATACTGCAAGTGCTTTTGCGTTTGCAATACCTGTACTTGCTATGATTTGTCCAATTGCTGCTGCCTGTGATATTACAATACCAGCGATTGCTAGGGCTTTATTCTTACCTGCTACTTGTCCTAATACGTTTCCGAATTGTTCAAACAATCCCAAGTAAGCCATATTGATTTCATGCTTAGCTTGTGCTGCTGCTTTTTCAGTAGCAATCTCTTGGTTTGTTATAGCGATTCTTGCATCTGAATATTTCTTTCTGATTTCCGTTTTTTGGAATTCGGTAAGTTCAGTATTAGCTAATTCAGTTCTTTCTTGCTCTGCAAGTATATCTCTTTGTTGTGCTAATCTTTCTAAATCTGCTGCAAAATCACCATCTATTCTTGCGTTCTCTCTATCTAAATCTTCGAATTTAGATTGAAGGTTTGTAAGGATTATACCTCTCTCTTCTTCTAATTTCTTTTTAAGATTCTCTGCATCTTTCTTATCTTTCTCTTCTTGCTTCTTAGCTTCCTCATCATCAAACTTCTTCTTTATATCTGCAAGTGCAATACGATACTGCTCTTCAATAGCAGTCATATCAGTTCTACCTGCTTCAGCAAGTACTTTCCTTTGTTCAGCTAATTTTATTCCTGCTTCAAATTCTAATCTTTCTCTCTCTGTAAGGGTAGCTTTGAATGCTTCTAATTCAACTGCATTTGCCGCTTCAGCTTTCTTTAAGTTTTCTTGTCTTATTCTTTCAGCTTCTGCTTCTGCTTTCTCTCTAGCTGCTTTGGCTTTGGCTGCTGCATCTGCTGCATTCTTAGCTCTCTCATCAGCGTTCTCCTTTTCAATTTTAGTTTGTTCCTTTGTACCTGTTTCAAATCGTTTGTATGTTTCATCAAACGTTTTACCAACACTTGTGAATGCATCTTTGATACTTGCTGCACCTTCTTTAAGTGCATCGAAATCTAAAGTGAATACACCTTTTAATATCTTACCTACTGATACACCTACGTTCTTTACTAATGTAAATAAAGAGTATAAGCCTGAATAGAACATACCAATACCTTTAGTGATATATGGTAATGCCGATGTAGCCATTTCAATAAAGGCATCTAATACGGGCTCAAATGCTCTGAATATACCACCCAATATCTTTTCCATCCCAATAAAAAGTGGTTCTAATTTCTTCATTGCAACCTCACTTTTAGTGAATGCTGCTACTAAACCACCTATTGCTGTAACTAATATACCAATTATGGACATCTTTAGTGCACCATTGAAAGATGAGAATGCCCTTTCAGCTCCTCTTAATCCCTTACCTAACATTCCCAATGGGCCTGATGCATTCTCTAACATACCAGCAAAATCATCTGAAGTTGCTGAAGCATCTTTAATCGCATCATCCATATCTCTAATGGCTGCGGATATCTTATTGAACTCAGCAGAACCTGCGGCAGTTTCCTTTAATTGCTTCTTTAATAATTTTAAATTAGCAATGGTAGGCTCTAAATTAGAGTTTACTTCTAAATCAACTTCTATTTTTTCTGCCATGAATCATTCTTTTAATTAGTTTAAAGACATCCTTCCAAGTTGATGGTATCTCATACAATCCCTTTGCAATGTCTATGCGCTTAGTTTCGCCATAGTATTCTCCCATTGAAAGTAAATCTATTGTGTTCTTTATCATATAGACTTAACATTTGTTTTTATTAAAATAAGTGAAGGTAATCAGAATGATTTCCCCAATACGGGTGTTCGGTATATAAATTGTCCTTACGATATATAGAATTGTGCGAAGTAAAGTGAACTCCGTGATTGATATGAATAGATTGATTAGGTGCTTCCCATTGTGTTCTTCTCATAGTTTGTGTTTCAATCATACCACTATTTGTTCTTAACGCATTTGGTAAAATAGATTCACAATGTTTTATAGCATCATCAAACCTCATTGTCATTTGATGGAATGGTTCATCTGATTGTCCTCTATGTTGCCAACCATCTTTATTGATTCCGCCATAGTTCATATTTGTTAATACCTTTCCACTTTCAAAATCATTAAAATCAAAGTATCCTTCCGGATACATTACATCATGTTCTAAAAATGAAACATACTCATAATCATGCATTTCTTTTGCTGAATACAAACATTGCATTATTTGCAACAATTGATTCAAATGCGATTGAGATTGATACCAACT